AATGTTGAATCGTGCATACTTCCAAAAGATTTAAAAGAAACATTTAGTGAATTTGTAAAAGATAAACACATACCAAACCTTCTGCTGTCAGGTGGATCAGGTGTCGGTAAGACCACTGTTGCAAAGTCTATGGTGCAACAGATAGGGTCAACGTATATAATGATAAATGGTTCAGAGGAGTCTGGTATTGACGTACTCAGAACCAAGATTAAGAACTTTGCATCAACAGTTTCATTAGAGGGTGGTAGAAAATACATCATACTCGATGAGGCGGACTATCTCAATGCACAGTCTACTCAACCAGCTTTGCGTGGATTTATGGAAGAGTTCCACAAAAACTGTGGATTCATCATGACTTGTAATTTTAAGAATCGTTTAATTCCACCATTACAATCACGGTGTAGTGTTATAGATTTTGTGATACCAAATAAAGATAAACCTAAACTTGCACAGGACTTTTTCAAGAGAGTTACAAACATACTCAATCAAGAAAATATAAAGTATGATAAGAAAGTTGTGCTTGAACTGATTACTAAATATTTTCCAGATTGGAGAAGAATACTGAACGAACTCCAAAGATATTCTGCGTCAGGTAAAATAGATGCAGGGTTACTGGTCAACTTACAAGAGGTACAGATTCATGACCTTATGGTATCACTCAAGAAGAAAGAGTTTACAAAAGTGCGAGAGTGGGTTGTGCAACATATTGATAATGATCCAATACGCATTTATCGTCTTATTTATGATTCCCTTTACGATAATGTTGATGGTTCTACTATTCCCCATGCTGTTGTGTGCATTGGTGATTACTGTTACAAGTCCTCATTTGTCGCAGACCAAGAGATAAATCTACTTGCGTGTCTGACTGAACTGATGGCTCAGTGCAAGTTTAAGTAGGAGATATGTCATGTATGAATTAAAAGATTATCTCAACGCAATCAATCACAGTAAAAAGAACCTGATGGACACAGATGACGAGATGTGGGAGAAGAAGTATCCACCATTCATCGTCAACAAGTGTCTGTCTGCATTTCCAGAGACACTCATGTTAGTGAACGAGATGAACATGAGAACACACCTCGACAAGAAACTTCAGTTTGACTTTTTGATAAATAGTATTCGACCACGCAAGAGATTTGCAAAATGGTTGAAGGCGAGTAAAGTAAAAGATATAGAGTATGTTAAAGAGTTTTATGGATATAGTCATGCAAAAGCTAGGTCTGCTCTTGAAATACTTACCGATAGTCAACTCGAATATATCAAGGAAAAATTGAATAAAGGTGGAAGAAATGGAAAGTATTAATTGGACACAAGAACAGATGTTAGAGGTCACTCTCAAAGAACCAGATGACTTCCTCAAGATAAGAGAGACACTTTCTCGTATTGGAGTCGCATCACGCAAAGAAAAAAAATTATATCAGTCTTGTCACATATTGCACAAACAGGGTAAGTATTACATTGTGCATTTTAAGGAACTGTTTGCATTGGATGGTAAACAAACCAATCTATCAGAGAATGATATTGCAAGAAGAAACACCATATCCAAACTTCTTAAAGATTGGGGATTGGTCGAACTCAAAGGAGAAACAGAACCGATTGCACCATTGAGTCAGATAAAGATTATATCGTTTAAAGAAAAAAACGATTGGACATTAGAAACCAAATACAATATTGGCAATACAAAAAAAGTAGAGGATTAGTTTTTTGGATAGTTTTAAAAAATTTCTTGCAGAAGAAGAGAAACCATATGATTTGCTCATAATTTCACATGATGGGATAGACGATGTAAATGAAACTGGCCCGTTAATTCATAAGACTGCACAAAAAATGGGAATTAAATCTTATTTAGCAGAAACTATGGGTGCATTTATGGAGAACACTAAAAGTGGTAAGTTGTTTCATTCATATCCAGTAAATGATAAAGGTGAAGCAGAATTACCAACCACTAAAGTTCCAGTGAATTACCAAAAACCATTTCCAATGAGTCCAGAAAAAACTCTAGTTATGATGAGAGGTTTAAATCCTAGAGCTAGTTGTGAGTCATGGAAAGTCATGGGAAGAACATTAGAGCATGAGGGATATAAATTAATAAATTCCGTAAAATGTAATGAAATATGTAATGATAAGTGGCACAACCATACAATTTTTTTAAGAGAAAATATACAAACACCTAAAACAGTTTTAGTGAGATACTCTGAGGGTTCTCTTGATGCAGCTAAAAAATTAAATAACAAATATCCTATGATATTAAAAACATCAGTTGGTTCTATTGGTGTTGGTGTTATGTATGTTGAAAGTGCAAAATCATTAGAAGGTATTGTTCAATTACTTTATCGTGAGGATAGATACATAGACATACTATTACAAGAGTACATTAAAACAGAATATGATGTTCGTGTAATCATTGTTGCTGGTGAAATTATGGGTGCAATGAAAAGACCTATAGTAGAAGGTGATTTTAGAGGTAATGTATCTCAAGGTTCAAAACCAGAGATACATGAATTAACAGATTTAGAGATGTCAGAATCAATAAGAGCTGCAAAGGCTGTTGAGGGTGATTGGGTTGGTGTTGATTTTATTCCATCACAAAATAGAGAAACAGAAAAACCTTATTTTATAGAGGTAAACTCAAATCCAGGCTTAACTGGAATTGAAGAAACATTTTCTAAAAAATTTAGTATGACAGAAAAACTACTAAAAACTTATTATAATAGAGAGAACTGGAAAACACAACAAGGAGAGTCAAATGAGTAACATAGTGAAAGCGTTATCTTTAAAGTATCAAAGTGAAATTGAAAGTGCTCGTGCAAACATCGAGGTATACATGACCAATCCTGCTGGTATCGGAGAACATCCAGACATCGTTGCAGCTGTAGACACAGAACTGGTCAAACTATCCACCGCAGAGGACAAACTTAAATCTCTTGAATCCAACTTTCCAGAGTATGAAATATCTGATTCACAATATCTTACAGAGGGTGATGAAAATTATCCATCATCACATCCTATGATGGATGAACACGGAGCTGGACAGACACAAGGACACCTATTTGATAAGGACGATGCAATGGAAGGTGAGTAAGTAAAATTTTATAAGAATGTGTGATAATGTCTTAGATGTGGATTGACAATACTACATCTCTCCTATATTATAAATATATGATTAACACATGGGAGCATTGAATGAGACAGTTTGTAAAACAACTCAGACCACGAAACGAAACTTACACACCACCAGTAGATAAATTACAATTATTCTTTGAACAAAAGGGTTTAGATATTGGTGAGTTACAAAAGATTCGTGGCGGTAAACCTAGATTACATCTCCTAATAGATGTTATAAACAATAAGACAAAAGTAAATACAACTAAAGGTATGACTACTTTGAATTGGGTGTCAGACAAAGATAAGGTAGCACTTGAAACTGGTGACTTACTATCTGCATTTACAGATGGAAGAAGATATAAACCTATATTCAGAACTGATAAAGGTGATCTAATAAAATTAAATGATATTTTAAAAACTGATATGTTTGGTGGTGGTAAAGGTTCTGGTGGTGGTTCTGAAAATACAGACTTAACTGAGTGTGCTCAATGTATTTACGCAGCTGCAATATTTAATGGTGCAAAACTTAAATCTGGTGACTCACTAAGTGGTGAGGATTATGGTACTTACAATACATCTTTTGATATTGACACACCTCCTAATACTATTGCAGAGGGATTGACAGATGATTGGATTGAGTCAAGTATTCTCATAGGTAATGAACTTAAAAAGAATTTAGGCCCTACAAAATATGTATTTCATAAAGGTTCTACTTTTGTTAAAGAGATAGAGGGTAAATTTAAAGATTTAAATAAAGCAGAAAAACCTAAACCTTTTTCTAATATTAATAAGTGGAGTCCTGCTGATATATGGGCTGTAAAGGTTGGTGCAACATTTGATTTTACTCAATATTCAACTTTGGGTGAATGGACAAATGAACTAAAAGAATTATATGATAAAAAAGAATTGATTGGTATATCACTAAAAAAGGCTGTTGGTTCAGTAAAAACTGAAGAAAAAAATATAACTGGATTTGTCCGTAGACCAGTAAGATATCGTGGATATCTCAAACAAAAAAACTTTTTTAGTTCAAAAGACTTTTACATTTACCTAGATAAAATAAAAATGCAACTTAGAACTTTTGATGAAGTAAAAAGTTGGCAAGGTGAAGTTAAGGGAACTTCAGCATCTGCTGGAAAAGTAGGTGGTGGTGTATTAGAATCTATTATGATTAAAAACAGTACAGTAACTAAATTTAAATATACAAATAATGAATTAAAAACACTTGCTACAAATCCAACCCCTACGTTTTTAGATGAACTTTATCAAATGTATTTTGGGTTAGTTGGTAAAGGTGCGATTGATAAACAAAAATTTATTGAACAAGCAAGTGCAAAAAGAATCGGTAGAGTAAGTGGTGCAGATTGGAGATTTTCAAAATTTAGAGGAATGTTCTATGTTGCACAATTAGAGAGTAATAAATCTATTGCAAATAAAGTATGTGATAATATTGCAGCTTATTCTTTATCTGCATCTGATGAAGCAGCTCCTCATGTGGTATATAAGTGATGATTAAATTCGCAGAACTAATCACAGAACAAGCTGGTAAGAATCTACATCTTGAACACATAGAAGATGAGATAATCAATCATGGTGTTCCAGGCGGTAGAGGTGCGATCAACTTTCTACGTTCACTTCGTGATATGTTAGCTGGTGCAAGTCGTAGTTCTGTCAACATGACAGTCAAGTGGGATGGAGCTCCTGCAATCTTTGCTGGTATCGACCCAGAGGATGGTAAGTTCTTCGTTGCAAAAAAATCAGTATTCAATGTCAATCCAAAACTATACAAGACAAACGCAGAGATAGATGCAGATTTGTCTGGTGCGTTGAACTCAAAGTTCAAGATTGCACTTGCAGAGTTTTCTAAACTTGGTATCAAGGGAGTTCTGCAAGGTGATCTTATGTTTACCGATGATGTAGAGACAACAACTATAGATGGAACGAAATACTATACGTTTCAACCTAACACGATTGTCTATGCAGTTCCAGTAGATTCAGACTTTGGTAAAGTGATTAAGAGTGCAAAGATAGGTGTTGTCTGGCATACCACTTACTCTGGTAAGACTCTACCTGATATGTCAGCATCATTCGGTGCAGACATCAAAGGACTCAAGAAACCATCAAGTGTTTGGATGGACGATGCAACCTATAAAGACACATCTGGTCGTGCGACATTCAATGCAAAAGAGACAGAACAGATTACTGCGGTATTATCACAAGTTGGTAAGACGTTTCAAAAGATTAGTTCACCAATGTTAACTAAGTTTCTCAATCTACAAAACAGTATGACAGGTG